GTAGCATTGCCAGTACTAGCTATAATAATTTTATTTATATCATTATAATATGAAGATCTATATCCACCCATAATTAAACATACCGTTTTTGAAGACGCGAGACCTCCACTATGTCTGTCATCTCCTACTAAATCACCAAAGTCTGTAGCATTGCCAGAAGTAGAAAACGTAATATACTCAATCATATTATACCCATTGCCATCACCATGTCTGCCAGCTGCAAAAATACCTCTTGTAGAACTAGCACCCCCTCCACCATTTATACTATTTTCAGTTAGATCTCCAAAATCAGATGCGTTGCCAGTACTAGCTATAGTAATATAATCTATATTATTAACAAGATTATTAGAAGTATCATACCCCCCTGCAAAATATCCATAAGTTGTTGATGCAGTTGCTTTTGGATACCTTCTACTCCCAGTTAAATTTCCAAAATCAGATGCGTTGCCAGTACTAGCTATAGTAACATAATCAATAGTATTACTATAATACTCGGGGTGATTTCCGTGATAACCTCCACCAATTACAGCCCGAGTATCATTAGAACAAGCAGCAGGACTTGACCGTGCTACTGAAAGATCACCAAAATCACTAGCATTTCCTGTTGAAGTAGGGGTAATATAATCTATTACATTAGATACCATTACGTAGTCCCCCCTATAAATAAAGAACGAGTTTTATTTCCAGCAGCAGTTAGCATTTCTCTTGTTAGAGTTAAATCACCAAAATCACTAGCATTAGCATTACTAGCTATAGCAACGTATTGAATAACATTAATTAAACTACCAGAAATACGTCCACCACCAAGTATAGCTCTTGGTGCAAGAGGACTAACACTACTAGATGCACTAGATAGTGGACCTGTTCCATAATCATTAACTGCTGATACAGCTATAGTATAATTACTGCCATTAGTTAAACCTGTAATTTCTATAGGAGAAGATGTGCCAGTTGCACCTATAGCAGTAGAACCAGTAAAAGCAGTAGCTATAAAACCTGTTATAGCGTCATTGCCAACATCAGAAGGTGCAGTAAAAGTTATAGATATTGAACCATCATCAGCAGTAGCTGTACCTATAGTTGGAGCGTCAGGAACGTATAGGTTATCGTTGCCTATAAATTTACCTCTATTGGGCATTTAAAATCCTTATGAAAGTTCTTCATATGTAATAGTACAAGCTAAGTCATTAGCTGCACTAGCAGTAACACCAATTGATGTATCTTCTTCTAAATATAATCCCATATTTTTATCTATAACAATTAGGGATGCATCTGCTGGTACGGATATAGTAGATGCTAGTAGCACTGGTGTACCACCAATATCATCTTGAGGATATATTCCTACAGTTATTGATGCTGCATTAGTACCATCTACGTTGGCTACAACTAAGCTATTAACTTTCATAACCTTACCAGATGATGCAGGATTTTCTAACAATTGTACTGCTGATGTACCTGTTAGTAGTAATGTGTCTGTCTTTGCAGTAATGGTTGCTACATTGACAATATTAGGTGCTGACATTTTCAGTTTCCTCTTCAGTTTCTATGTTTAGTTTATCTAAACCATACCCACCAACCCAAGGTTCAAGTAGGTCATCTGTCCTAAACCACGTTTGATTTTTTTTAATTAACTCCATAATGTATTTCATACTGCTCCCTTTCTACACTATCCAAAGACCATGCTCATCGCTATTGCTTTGCCAGTTGATGCTCTAGCATCTAATTGAGTTTGTATATTACTTGTTACACCATCTGTGTAGTTTAACTCAGCAGCAGTTGCGGTTACATTAGTACCACCAATATCTAGAGTAGTCATTGAAACTTCTCCAGCAACAGTAAGAACACCATCAGCTAATGTCATTAAGTCGGTATCATCTGTATGACCTATAGTTGTACCATTAATTAATACATTATCAATATCTAAAGACCCACCTGATATAAGACCAGTGGTTGTAATAGTAGATGACCCAGTATCTATATTACCAAAACCTGAGCTAATAGAACCACCATCTAGAGCACCTACAGAAGTTACGTTTGTCTGTGCCGCAGTAGTTAATGTACCTGCAATGTTACCAAAAGCTACATCACCTGCTGTACCACTAAATACTTCTGAAGAATTTGTGGCATCTGGTATAAATGTAAATGCACTTGTAGAATCATCATACCCAAAGAAACCTACTTTAGCAGCAGAGCCTGTATGATATCTAAACTCAATACCTCTGTCTTTATTATCATCAGTACCCGGAGCAGTATCTCCACCTAATGTAAAAATAGGATCATCTATAGTTACTGTAGTTGAGTTTACTGTAATTGTAGTACCATTCACAGTAAGATTACCACCTATGGTAGCATTATCTGTAACAGTTACCGAATCTACATAAGCGTCTTTCCATCTAACCCCTGTTGTACCTAGATCAACATCACTATCGGTTTGTGGTCCGAATATATTATCAGCTAAGTATACTTGTTCTACATTAGCTGCATAAAAATGTATTTCATCGGCTGTTTCAAAATCTATTTTTGTCTCGTCATCTTCACCTATTTTTATATCAGTGGCTAAAAGAGATACCATTGAATTATCTACGTATGCTTTAATAGATTGTTGTGTAGCTAGTTTAGTTGCAGAGTTAGAAGCTAAGTTGTCTTCATCAAGAACTGCTGTACCACTAACACCAGTATTAAGCACTGGGCTAGTAAGTGTTTTATTTGTAAGTGTTTGTGTAGCTGTATCACCAACTAAGCTAGATGTAGTGGCTGGTAGAGTTAGTGTAACATTGCCACTAAAGTCACTGTGAGCAGGAGCATTGATTGCTGCATAGTGAGCATTAGAAGACTCACAGTAGAAACGTATAGAAGATACAGAACCACTATTCTTAAGATCTATCAAGCCACTTTCTATACCTACATTACCATCTAGTACAACCTGACCTGTACCTTTAGGTGTTAGTTTAAGACTAATGTTTGAGTCACTACCTGTAGCTGATACCTCTGGTGGATTACCTGTAGCAGCATTAGTAATATCTAGCTGGTTGACTGCTGTAGCTGTTTTTTGAAATATAATAAATTCGTTGCCACTGTCATCATTAATACCATGTGCATCATCAAATGCTATATTAAAAGAGTTAGTATCAAGGTCAGCACCTAACTGTGGAGAATCGTCATCAACAAGATTAGATATAGCAGAAGATGTAGCAAGACCTGCTACAACAGCACTTCTAGCTATTTTCTTAAGACCACCACCTGATGTGTCTATTGCAAGAAATACATCATCGTTAGCTACTGTAGATATTTCACTTAGAGCAGTGACAGCAGTAGGATTAAAGTTTGTGCCATCAGCTATAAGCAACATACCAGAAGTATTTGTAGCCATAGTTAAATCATCACCTGATATAGTTAAGTCACCAGCAATAGTAACATCAGCACCTGACATTGTAAGTGCTGTAGTTGTTCCTGATTTAACTACAAGATTACCAGAACTGTTAGTCAACGCACCATACTGTGTGCCATCATCTTTTAATAATACATCTGCACCATTTGCATCAAGAACAACATCACCTGCTGTGTCAATAATTAAATCGCCTGTATCATTCACTATGTAAGAGTTAGTACCACCATGATATAAGTTTAGATCTTCACCTGCACCTATGGTAAGTCTACCTGTAGCACTATCACCTGTAAGATCATCTGCATCAGCATCTACATCTATTTTTAACAAACCACCTGATGTTATATTGGATGTACCATTATCAATATTACCAAAGCCAGAAGTTATACTACCAGAATCTAATGCACCTACAGTTGTTAAATTTGCACCTGCATCAATATTAGATTCAACCCACGTTTCTAAATCAGCAAACGTAAGCTGTTTCATTGTACCACCATCGTTTATAATAAACTGATCTGAGGTTGCTATAGTTACACCAGTAGAAGCAGAGGTACTACCATCTACAATATTAAGTTCAGCGGCAGTAGAAGCAATAGCTGTACCATTAAAGTTAATAGCATCTATATATGCAACACCATCAATATACAAATCTTTAAACTCTGCACCACTAGAACCCAAATCAAATGCATCATCAGTAGATGGTGTAATAGCAGTTGCTGCTATAGTAAGTTGTTGTGCTGGTCCTAGTTTAGTTATTGCCCCACCTTCTGCTGCCGTACCATCATGTGTATGTCCTGATGTACTAAAAGCACTTACAATGGAATCAAACTCTCCATCAAAGTCAGAGGCATTAATGATATTACCATCGGCAATATTGTTAGCAGTATCGTTACGTGTGTATCCTGTTCCCATTTTTAATTACCTTCTTGCATGTGTTGCGTATTCCAATGTCAATGCGTCAAGCGCATATGGAACATCTGTATTATTATCTGCTTCAAACTGTGCAGATATAGTCTTACCCGATCCTGTAGTCTGTGCAGAAAATACTTTTTGTAACTTAGCACCATACGTAGCAGTTCCATAAGCAGCAACACCATAAAACTGTGAGGCATTACTAGATGCATTTGTAAATGTAACTGCTGGCATAACTACAGCACCACTCTCGTCAAAGTCAAATTTTAAATTAAGATCAAAGTTTACTCTTCCTTCTGGATCTAAATAGAACTGTGCTTTATATATTGTCTTTCTTATACGTGGATCGTTGATAGGATAAAAAGGTGTAGCAAATGTAGTTGCTATATTATTACCATCAAAACTAGATGTGTCATTTTCCATTCTGTGTAAAAAACCTTCTTTACCTGAAAATAGAACAAACTCAGTTGTTCCTGAATACACACTTGCACATGCTGTTACCTGTATACCTCTGGTTTCTGCAAAGTCAATAACAGATGCTTCACCCGGAGATGCAAATTGTGTAAACAGTATACCCTGTGCATTAGGTCTTGTAAAGTTATCATTCCAACCAAATAGCCTATATTGTGATTTATTTCTTATAACCAAGCTAAAAAAGTCTGTATGTAGTTTTACAAACTCATTAAATGTACCCTGTATTTTTTTAGTAATAGGTGCTAAACCAAAGTCACCAATACGTTCAGTAGCACTAAGAAGTCTTAAACCATCAGGAGCCATGAACACAACATCACCACCTATCTCCTGTACACTATCTGTCTGTATACATCCTATGTCACGTGTAATAGGCTGTAAGTTAAATGTTGCTAATGCATCACCATTTAATCTAAAGATAGATGAATCTGTAAATACTATAAGTTGATCTCTAAAACTTTTTATTGCTACTATACTGTTATCTAAACCAATACTACCAGCACCATTACCACTTTGAAAGTCAGTAGTAGTAAGCGGTGAACCAAAACTTAATACTCTACCTTTAGCATAAAAGATATGATTTTTATGTGTAGCTACAACTTTTGCACCTATAACATCTGATGGTGCACTATCTAACACAGTAAACGTAGTACCATTGTATAATGCAGGTGCATTTGTCCCATCTACTATTACAAGAGTTTTAGTTCCTGTAAAGTCAATAATGTCAAAACGCGTATTAACTGCACTTTCTCTATCACTAGATATAAATGTTATAGCTGCATTATCTGCTGGACTACTTGCTAATGCAGGATTAATAGTTATATTTACTTCTTTACTTCCTGAGTCAGAGTATGATGAGACAGTTGTTTCAACTCTATATACTTTATCTATACCTGCAATTGTAAATACATCACCTGCTTGTGGAAATGTATCAAATGCATCTGCTACTAATGTTGTACCTGTTTGGCTTGCACCATCTATTAATGGTGTACCATAGTTAGGTTTATTTATTTTAGTATAACCACTACCTGCTGTTTCTACTATGTCTGCATTCATAGCTACAACAGCTTTATTATTAAAGAAGGTCATACCATTTGCATAATTTTTTGTAGTAACTGTAACAAATGTTACAACAGCACCATTAGCAGGACTTGAATTTAAAGAACTAGTAAGTGTTAAAGTAACTTCATCTCTACTAGCATTATAGCTAACACCACCTGAAGCTATTGTATATGTGCCAGAAACACCAGCTATTGTAAGTGTATCACCAACAGCAGGTGTAGTATGTATAGCTCTTAGTGATAATGATGTACCTGATTGAGATGCACCATTTACAACTGGATTACCATATGGTGCTATAATAGCACTATCAAACTTTTCATAACCCTGTATACGTTTATAACCTCCATCAATAGATGGTTCGTAGTTACGTAGTATACGTGCAGAACCGGGAGCATTGATAGCTTGTTGCAATGGACTAAGATTAGTTACTAGTCCACCTTTAAACTCTATTCTAAATGTCTCCCATGCGTCAGGCATTATAGACCATCCAAGCTCGATCCTGCTGTAGATCTAGCTGAACCTAGTCTACGTCCTCCTGTTGCAGCAGGTATCATATAAGACCTCATATAGTGATAACGATTAATTAACATAGAACGCATTGCCTTAATGCCCTCATCTGCCCTCTCCTTGACCACCACAGCATCTTGAGTGTTACCCCTGAACATATATGCATGAAACATTGCAGCGTCCACTACAACGTGCTTAAAACGGTCTGGGATAACCATTGTGTCACCATGAGCAGATAGGTCTGCCTGAAATACATAGTAGTCAAATACTAATGTGTATGCTTTATCAGGTGGTTCTATAAGACCATACTTTAGATCAGGTCCATGAAAAACAAAACGTGGCAGTGCACGTGTCTGACTTGCAGCGTACTCCTGATCCACGTATTTTTCTAAATATTCATCGTATGTAATTAAAGCTAGTTTCTTTGTGTCATTTCCTAATGTAGCATTTTCTTTTATTCTAAACGATTCAAAGTCTATTAGTTTAGCATCTGTTGGAAATGCATATCGTGTCGTACCAGCAGTAAGTGTTTGTTCTTTTTCTGAATGATTAAAAGGCCACTCATACTCGCTTTCATTAATGTAGCGTATAGCAGAGTTGACTGCATCTTTTATATGTGCATAAAAACCTGTAGCTGCTGCAAAGTTAGAACTAGTAAGCTCAACTTCGTTCAGCCTTTTGTTGACATCATTAACTAATGTTAGAAATGTTGTAGCCATAATATATCCCTAAGTAGAAAGGGGCAGGTTTATCCCACCCCTTCCACATGTGTTACGCGAGTGTATCACGATCCACTTCATCTGCACCTACTGTGCCTATGTCATCAACGTCTAGCAATAATGCAAAGACACGGATAACACCAGCCGTTGTAGTTCCAGTTTGTGCCTGAATTAAGACATCAAGCGTGTCGGCAGTTGCACCAACAGTGAGAGGTCCACTACCTGCACCCACACTATAAGCACCTGCTGATGCAGCGTCAAAGTCAAAGCCATCAACGTATGCATCCACATCAACACCTGTCACTCCTAGATCTAGTGCACAGTCAGAAGAAGTACCAGCGTGAACTGTTGTTACTTCAAAACCAGCATCTAATATCATAGTATTAGCAGGTACTGTTATGGCTTGAATAATATCGGCAGCAGCTAGTGCTGTACCTTTAGCGGTAGCAGCAGCTCCAAAGTCAATACTATTTTGCACCAAGTAAGGAGAGCGACCTCTGGCATCTGAGCCACGAGCCGCTGAACTTAAGGTTGTTACTGTAGCCATGATTCAGTCTCCTTATACCAAGCAATAACGTGCAACACTTAGAGCTTCAGGTCTAAGTATCTTACGTCCATACAAATGCATTCCCCGAACTATGTCGGCAAAGCTATCAGGGTCACGATATGTCTCTGTCTTATTAATCTGCTCGGCAGTTGCTACAGCAGAAGAATGTCCAGATACAATCATACCAAAGTTAGAGGAGTTTGTACCACCAGTAGTAGATGGACCAGTTCCAATAGAAGGTAGGTTGTTAGACATGTATACTTTAAAACCATGAAGGTTATTAAGTATAAGACCATTTTGGATTCCACTTCCACCAAAGTCACCATTGAGAAGACGAGAGTCTTCATCTTTGAGAACTTCAACGAAAACTGGATCAACGACAAGCCAACGATTGTTGGTGTCAACATTTTGCTGATCAAGCAAACGAGCCATACGAGCTATGATTTGTAATGGGTTAGCATTACCTGAACCGGGTGTAGCAGAAGTTGCACCACCAGCACGTGCTTGAATACCAATTGCGTTACTGGAAGAACCACCAAACTGAGAAGCATCTATCTTCATTGAGCTTAGTAATTCGTCAGTACCTGCTGTAGATACAGCAACTGCACCATTAACAGTTGTATTAACAGTATCAGCATTGGTATGCAAAGAAGACTGTTTGAAACCAGTTAAGTAACCAAGAGCGTCTTGGTCAAACTGGTCAGCTAGTCTGTAAGCTGCACGATCAGTTGCAAGCTGTTGGAAGTTGATGTGAGAGTGTGCCTCTTCAATATCATCGACTTTAAATGCAAAGTAGTTTGCTTTGTCGATGGTAAGAGAGAACTCTTCATCGTCCAAGTCTTGCGGAGTAATCGTAGTACCACGAGCATATGCTTTGACCGTGATTTCTGGCTCCTTAATTATTTTAACGCTATCGCCCATATTTGCGATCTCGCCAAAGTAGTCACTATTTGTAATAGCTTCAACAATTGAAGCCTTACGAAAAGCTACTTGTACCTGCTTAGAGTAGATAATTGGTGAAAAATTACCATTAGGCAGGTTGCCGTAGCCTGTTGCAGTTGAAAATGCCATTTTATTTTCTCCTATATACGACATCCCATGTGTACATATTGTACACTATTTTTTATCTACCTTAAGGGCCGTGAACTAAGAGGTTGTACGTGTAAGGCCAACTACACATAGGCTCTTCTTCATCGGGTTGTCTTAGAAGTATAGTGAGATATAGTTAGGTAGTCT